TGCCGCAGCGCTTCCTTTACGTTGGGATCGTCGGTGTCCTGCATCATGCGCTCGATCAGATCCTTTGCCTTGCCCTCATCACGGCTGTACCGGCCCATAGAATCCCTCTTGCGCCGATACGAGCTGCCTCTGTTGTAGGCGGTGCGCCCGGAAGACCAGTCGCGGGAATAGCCGTCATCGCGGGAATACCCATCATCGCGGCTGTAGTCGCCGCTTTCAAACATGGCGATTTTGTCAATGTTCTTGATGGACGATGCCAGCTTGTGGATGGCATCCAGGTCAGCAGCGCTCAGCTCCCGCTGGCCGGAAAACTCAGACAGCTCCTCACACAGCATCTCCCGGATACCGAAAAGCTCCTTCATGTTCATGTTGCCCCTCCTTTCAGCAGACGCGCTCCACGATCATGTTGCTATTGGCAAAGCTGATCGCCTGAGCGCTGGTGTTCTCCATCGCCACCGTTACGCAGCAGCCCTTCGGCACGTCCACGTTGGCAGCGACATAGATGTTGAAATAGTTCTCCACGGCGGCGGGCGTTACTGTCGCCACGGCGCTGGTCAGCGGCTCACCGTTGATAGCCAGCGCGGCGGAGATTGCACCCACCGTGCCGCCTGTGGGGATGGCAATGTTTCCGCCGAAGGACACGCGGAACCGTGCCTTACACTGGTTTGTCAGGCCGCGCAGGAACACCTGCCCGCTGCCCTCGCGGTGTACGATGCAGGACTTGCCCGCAACGGCAGTTTCCGTCAGAGGCACATTCTGTCCGGCAGGTACGGTAACAATGTTGGTATTTACGTATTCAGCCAAAATACTCACTCCTTTCAAAATGCAGACGGCGGAGCTATTGCCCCGCCGCCTTTCAATATCAGCCCGGAGCTGAACAATTTCCGTTTTGGAAATAGATTCCTATGCAGTTGTCAGCAGCCGGAGCAGCCGGTGTAGCTGCCAGCCCACGGGTTGCAGGATGCATATGCCGGGATGGGCGTAGGCCGCAGCTGGGAGATCAGGTAGTTGTTTTGCGCAGCCTGAGACGCGGCCAGACGCAGCTCCTGATTTGCGCTCTCCAGATCGCGCATCTTGGAGTTGGTCAGGAAGTCCAGGATGGCGCGGCTATTGGCGTTCTGGTTCTCCACGATGTCGCGGGTGGCGTTCTGCACGGTGTTCCGCGTGTCACACGCCTGCGTCGCCATGTCATAGCGCACCTGCGCAACGGCGGCTCTGTTCTCGCAGCAGCAGTTTGCCGCCTGCATCTGCATAGCGCTGAGCTGCTGCATCAGCGCCGCCTGCTGGTTGGCGCGGGACAGCTCGGCATTGCCGAAGCCGGTCAACAGCGTGTTGTTCACGGCATAGAAGCCGTCGCACAGCCCGCCGTTGATGAGATCCATCTTGCGCTCGATGTTGGAGAAGTCGGAGGCCAGCACATAGCCGTCCACCACGCCGCCGGAATTGCCAGCGTTGTTGCCCCAGCCGTTGCCGCCCCAGCCGCAGAACGCAAACAGGAACAGGATGATGAGGAACCACGCGCCGTCACCGCCAAAGCCAAAGCCGTTACCGCTGCCATTGGCAGGGGCCACAGGCATGGTCATGGTGGGCATACCCTCGGAAAGAGACATAGTATCACTCCTTTTTATTGATGTAATTTATCTGAATCGCGGCCACGATCAAGAAACAAGTTACGTTTTGTCTTACGTTTCGTCTTACGTTTCGTCTTATGTTTTGCTTATTCCATCAGACTTTGAAATTGCTTCGCCATCTGCTGGAGCTGGTTCAACTGCTGCTGCGTGAGCTTGCCGCTTTGCAATAGCTTTTCCACCTCTGCTTTTGGGTCGCCTTGGAAATTCGCCTTGAACTGCTTGAACTGCTGCACCATCTGCATAAAGCCGTTGCCACCGCCCATTGCACCGAAAAACGGATTATTCATCGCTCTTTTCCTCCTTGCGCTTCTTGCCCTTCATTTCGCTCACAAGCGCCGCCAGCGCGTCGAACTCCTTACGGGTCACATATTCCGCAGTGGGCGCTTTCTGCGTATCAGGAGCGCTTGCAAGCCGTTCCACAAGGTCATACACCTTGAGCGTCGGCTTGCCGCTTGCATCGGCCTGTTTCAGATACACCGTGGGAGCCGTCGAATCCCACAGTGCCACCGCCGCATTGGGCGCGACCATCCAGCTTCTTGCCTCCTGTTCGCCGGATACCCACTGCACGCCGCTCTGCGGCAGAGGATTTTGCGGCATCGGCGGAATGGCCTGCATCTGCTGCTGCCTCAGCTGGGCGAGGTTGTCCTGCATCGGCGGCATATAGGGGTTTCCGTAGTATGGATAGTTCATGCTTCATCCGTCCTTTCCCAGTAATACAAGGGTGTTTCGGCTCCGGAATCCCATGTGTCGTGCCAGTCTCCGTCTATCACGCACACCACATGGGACACCAGCGCCAGCAGATATGTACCACGCGGGTGATCCATTGCAAAATCACTCACGGAATAGCTGTCCGAACAGTCATCCGGGATAATATGCCGTGTAAAGCCCAGCTTCTTGAGATACGCGCCCCACACGGTGTTAGCGCTGGGCATATCCGCAAGTGCCAGACCCTGCATACAAAGCTGCACATACGTCTCATGCCAGCCCTGCCCCGTGGCGCGGCAGATCGCGCGAACAGGACAGTCTCCCACGTTCTTGCCGGAGGGATTCGGGTTATACCATACGAACATCACGACCACCTCTCTTTACCGCCAGCATACGGCAGATATCGCCGGAGAAAGCGTCAAGAAAAGGGCGAAAAAGTGCGTGAACATAAGAAAAAAGACACACCTACACGGTGTGTCTTTTTTCTGCTCTCAGGCCGTCGGCCATTTTTTTGTATGCGGTACGGCGGCGGCGCTTTACGCCGTCAACCGATACGTTCATACGGAACGCCTGCTCCACGCAGCTTCGTCCCCGCACGTCGCATTCCGCGATACACTGTGCCTCCTCCTGCGGCAAGTCAAAAGATTGGATCCACGCGATAGCTCTCTTGGGTGCCATGCTATGCAGCATAGCCCGTATTTCACGGTGCTCCTGGTTCATCCTGCTTTACGCAGGCTTGCGGATCGCCTTGCGGCGGGATGGTGCCATAGGATGGTTGCCCTATCGCCCGTTGCTCCTTTCCTTGATTTACGGTGCTCGCCACCGGTTTTTCAATTCCTTCACGGACTCTACGCCCTGCTCATTTTTCATGATGCCCTCCACGCCCTGTCGCACGTCTGACTCCTCATAGCCGTGCTCCAGCATCTCTTTATAGATCAGCCGCGCCGTCTCGGTGTCTTTGTCCTTCTGCGCCCGGTACAGCAGCTCGCACCACCGTTTTCGGTTCCCGGCGCTCCTGTCCATGCGATAGATCGCTTTTTCCATCTCAAACATTACCCGCACATTCCCTGTGTCGTTTGCGATGCTGCGAGCGATAGACCACATGTCGCGCCCCATGTTCCCACCGCTGATTCCAAAAACCTTGCTGCACATGAGCATGACCTGTTTCAGGTTGTAGGCCGTGGTGGTTTTTGAATCCCCGCCCAAGCCCTTGATAAAGGTTTTGGACGTTCTGATAATATCGTCTGCCGCCGCTGCATCCATACGGTCAACGGTGTAGCCCTGCAAGATAGACAAAATGTCCTTCAGGTACGGAATACGGCCTACCGGATTTATGTTGCTGATAAGGTTTCCCCCCAGCACAACATTTTTCACGGCTTCGCCCGCATTTTTTTCATCACCGGAATAGCCGGTAAATGCTTCCAGAATACGTTCCGCCCAGTTCTTATCCTTGTCATCGTCCCGCAGGCCGTCCACAATGGACTGCGCCAGTGCGTTCACCACGTCCGTCACCAGCAATGCGCCTACAGACCGCTTCAGCTGCTTCAGCGCCTTGCTGCGCTTATGCGGATTCGTTTCATACACCCATGCGTCGTAGGCCCGCATCAGGACGTTCAGGCTTTTCAGCGGCTCACCCATGAAAGACGTGGCCTGCCGCGTCAATGCGTCGCTGTCCCGCATGATCTGCGTGCGCTGCATAACGCCGTCCACCACCTGCGTCTGGTCGATCACATCCGCGAACAGCTCCGCCACCTGCCGGTAATACGCATCGCTGCCTACTTCCGTGTTTGTGTTTGCTGCCACCTGCCATTCGCAGGCGTTCCAGATTTTGCCCCACGTCACCGCGTCGGCCTTTCCGGCCAGTGCCATGCTCTTGTCGTTCAGCCATTCCCGCACGTTCCCTTCTGAACCGTATACCTCACGCGAAATGGTGTACCGGCTGCCCTGGTCAAAGCCGGACGTATCCTTGATCCCCGCAATAGCCGCCCACTTTCTGGCCTTGTCCCATCCGTTCCCAGCCGTCGCGCCTTTCGTAAGGCCCTTTGTCATGTTCTCCGGCTCCAGCACCACAGCCGCACGACAGTATGCCGTAGGCTGCTGGATGATCACACGCAGGTTCGCGCCAACCGCTGCGCCTTTCGTATTGCCCACGATGCGTTCCACGGTCCTTGTGGTAGAGCTGGCGCTTTTTACCATGCCGTTCTGCACATCCCGCATCAGGTTCCGCCAATAGCTCTGGGCCGCGTCGCCGTACACGCCGGACAGGACCTGCCGCACATTCTTCCCGGTCAGGTTGCCCATGCTGTCCCTGTACCGGTAGTTGTACAGACGGTTGATGTCCTCCATTGGAGCCAACAGTGTGGCATACTTGATCATATCGCTGGCGTTCTGCGCAAACACGTCATACGCGCCGCCGATGTCCAGCGCATTGCTGGCGTTGGGGGTCAGCGCCTTTGCACTGCCCATATTCTTGATCGACCGTGCGTTGTCCGCGTCCTTCTCCACGCTGGAGGCCACCGCATCCTTCGCCGCCTTGATGGGCCAGTAATGCTCCTCCTTGAACTTCCGATAGCCGTACACCTGCATACTGGCGTTGTTGCCCCACTCCGCCAGTTTGGTGCTTGCCAGCTTTTGCAACCCGTTTGCCACTTTGATCTGCTCAGGCGTCAGCACGGAGGTGATGGCCTTGATGTCCTCCTCCGTCAGCAGAATGTTGTCGTTACCACGCGGGATCGCCTTCAGTTTGCCGTTCCGCTTGATTTCCGGCTGCACAATGCCGCCCACCGTCAGATGGTGCATGGCCTGTTCGCCGCGCCGCGCCAAATTGTACAGGTTCATGATCTGGTCGCTGGTCAGCGTCAGCTCCACGCCCCTGCCGGTGGTGAAGGTGTGTCGTTCAAACCGGTTTTTATACACGTCCGCATCCAGAAATTTTTTCGCCGCATTCCGCAGATCCATCAGCATCACGTGCTCTCGGTCCTGCGCGTTCCGCAGCGTTCGGTATACCTGCATGCCGCCGTCGCCGTAGGCGGAGAAGAACGTATACGGATCTGCCATGTCCAGCGAAATTTTCCGGTTTCTCCGCTTCCGGCTCATGCTGCCCATCATAAGGCTTTCCGCCCACTCGCTGGTCCGTGCGTACTTCTGATTGGCCAGCGTCCGGTCGTAGCTGGTCAGCGTGGTCTCGATAGCACGCACCGTGTTCCACACGGCCTCCAGCTCCGTCACATTCATGTCAGCAATGCGCTTGCCGCCCAGCGCGGACAGAGAATCCAGCAGACCGCCGCTTTCCGTCAGCGCCGGGTCTACCACCATATTCCCCTCGTTGTCCAGAATATCATCATAGATCTGCTTGAGCCGGTCTGCCTCCAGCGTCCTTCTGGTGGGGTCGCCGTCCGCGTTTTTCCGCAGCCGCCCATTTTCGTCGTAGCTGTTCGCGCTCTCCAGGTTAATATTCCGCAGCAGGGCCGCCACCACTACGCGCAGCTCCTCCGGAATGTGCTGCTTGTCCGTGGGATTCACCAGTTTGCGGGAGATTGCGCCGGTGTGCCGTGCGATCCGCGCCCGCATCGCCGTTGCTTTTCGTCTTTCGCTGCCCTTCTTGGTCTTCTCGTTGTACTTTTTCCGCAGCGCGTTTACGTCGTCCCGGCGCTTCTGCCGCTCGCGGGACAGCATCTCACGCACACGACCGACGGCCTCCTGCTTCTCCAGCGCACGCCTGTCTGCATACGTTTTCTTCTGCCGCACCTGATCGGAAATCATGCCGTCGATCAGCTGATTGGCGATCTCCTGCACCGCCGCATCCCTGTATCCCTCAAAGGGATTGTGGTAAACGCTGTAAAGGCCATCCAGCACATCCCCGATTTGCAGCAGTTTGTCCGCCTCCGTATACACGTCGCTGGGGAAATAGCCCTCGCCGAACATCTCCGTCAGCTCGCCATACACGGTATCCACAGACGTGCCATTGGACTTGTTCAGTTTCAGCGTTCCCATGTGGCTCTTTCGAAAATCGCCGTAGTTTGCCATGTCCCCGCCGAACTGGATGGTCTGCCGCTTCAAATAGTCCCGAATTTCCAGCAGCTCCGCGCCGTACTCCGTCAGCTCAGAGGTGTTGTTCACAATGGCCTCCGCCACGGCCTTGGCGTGTGGCATCAAATCCTCCATCGTCACGTCCCGCTTCATCACAGCCTTGGCAAGCGCGTCCATCTCGCTCTGCACGTCCGCGTATTTCACATCGCTGCCGTACTCGCGGATGAGATTCTGCCCCAGCTTTTTCACGTCCCGCAGCACCACGGACGGTTCCTTGCTGATGCGCATTTCGCCTTTCAGCTCTTGTACCCGCTGCTTCAGCGCCTCGTTCTGCTTGGCCAGCGCGTTTCGCTCCTTTTTGAGTTCCCGCGCCTCGCGCTCCACCTCCGCCGTGGCTTTCAGAGAAAACCTCGCATTTTCCACGCTGTTGACGGCATCCAGTCGGGCTTTTTCATCGCCGCTTGCGTATTCGATCATCCTAACACCGGCGTTTTCCAACGCTGCCTTTACCTCTGCGCTGGCGTCGTTAGGGATGACCGCCGCCAACACCTCATCAAATCCAACGGCTCTCTGTGGCTTCGCCTCAAAATACCCCGTCGGCATATTGGAAATGTCTTCATACAGCTGCAGCACTTTTTCCGCTGTGTCCGGTTTAATTTGCAGCGTGGGGTATGTCCGCAGCTCTTTATCAATTCCCGCCACAGTCCGTTTTGTTCGCAGCGTCTCTACAATAGCCGACGCCGCATCGTCTGATGCGATAAACTCATTCCTTGCTGCAGGATCCTTAATCTCGTTGGTCAACTCCGCAAGGCGTTCAGAATACTTCTGCCGGATAGCACTGTATTCTTCTTCGGTCATTTTCTGCAAACGCCCGGAATCTCTTTTGATGTCAGCAATAGAGCCGTAATCCTTTGACGCAACACCCCAAATTGCCTGGCCACCAAAGAATGTGTTGGCACCCTTCTGATCGCCTCGCTTCATCGCTTTAACAATGTTTTCCAGCGTGATCTCATAGTGCGTTGCCGAAAAACTCCTGCGATTGCCGGAGGATGTATAGTAGTCCTTTCCGTTGTAAATGCCCTCGTTTTTTACAACTCCGTCAAACAGATCATCCAGCCATTGCTCGTACTCCTTCTGGTTTACCTTGTCGCGGATAGCTTTGTTGGTGGCATCCCTGTCCACTTCCTCCGTCACAGTCTCCGTGTTACCGACCAGATATTTTCGCGTATCCAACATATACCGCGTCTTTGCCGCAACGGTTTCTGCATTTACCACATCAGCCGCATCCTTTGCAGGAAGCCCCAGCTTTTCGTAGTATTTTTGCAGCGCGGCATTCAGCGCTTCGCCGTGTTCCTTAAACCACAGTTTTCTTGCCGCAATAGGCGACTCGCGGCCCTTTGCGCGGAAATCACTTACAACGCCGTCTCCCAACTCACGGATCAAGAACGATGCCATTTCCTGCTGGTTGTCGTCCATGCGTGTGACTTCGCGCTTTATTACATTCTCCACGGCACTGCGCCCAGTGTCTTCGAGGTAAATGTTCATCACGCGCGGATCATCGCGCATAGCCCCGACAACTTTATCTACGCCGCCCTTCCGGTTCAGCTCATCCTCCAGCGTGTTTGCCGCGGAATATAAGGGGTCTGCAAAGCTCCTGCCTTTCGCCCGCTCCATGCGGTAAAACAGGTCGTGGATTTTTTTGGCGGATTTCTCATTTACCTCGTACTCAATTCGCGGGGCAGTAGGTGTCCATGCGTCGTAACCGTACACCTTGTTGCTGCGGAACAGCTGCGGGTCAATGGTATCCTTGCTGAACACAAACGAAATGTCGCCGTACTCGCCGTGACCTTCGTCTGCCTTTACGATGGCAATACTCGGCATAGGCAGTCCACCCAGTTTTGCAGCGTCCAGCAGATTTTTCTCCGTCAGGTTATGCAGCGCCAGCAGGTTTTTTGTCTCCTCCACAGGCGCTTTCAGTGAAAACTGCGGCTTGACATTCTCGCCCCGACCTTTGAACTGTTCATAGATGGAATTGATTTCTTGCACATACGCATGGAAATCGTGAAACACGTTTTTCCCAACACCATCTGTAAACAGTTCCGTTTGTTTGGTTGCAATATGCCCATACACGGTGGCATTAAATTCATCATACAGTCTGGCCGGGTCTGCCGTTTCAAGCGTCGCACCCTGATGATCTGCTACTTGTTCCAAAAGTATCTGCGTAACAGTGTCACTGAAATTAAGCAGGTCGGGTGTGTGCTCAATAAACTCGATGTACGGTTCAAAATTCACCTGTCTCATGACGTGCATGATCTCATGCGGGGCCAGCATGCCCCTGTTTCGTTCAGGGGCGGTTTCCCTGAAAAAGATTTGACCATGTACAGAAAAAGCCGGGGACGCATTTGCGCCTCGTTCTTTTACCCACGCAGCATCAGAAACAACAAAACTGGGAACGCGGAACGCAACTGCCGTCTCCTGTGCGTCATAAGACACTGTTCCGGGAGCAGGTGTAACGGTATTGCCGTTCACCCACGCGCGATAAGGTTTTTCTCCAAAATCCGCACTTACTTCTCCGTATCGTTCAGAAGAAGGAGAAAACTCTCCGCGAACTGTTTGATCTTCTCCTCGTCCGGTTGTTCTCCCTTCTCCTTCGCCGCGTCCATAAGCTTCTTTACCAGCTCGTCCTTTTCGCTCATACTCTGTTCCCTCCGTAAAAGTGCTTTCTGTTTTCATTATAACACGTTGTTCCGCCGCGTCAAAGGTCGTCTGCCATTGCTTTGCAATGTCCTCCAGCTCGGCAAAGTCCTTGCCGTATGCCTCCTGCGCCGCCATGTCGCGGTATTTGCCGGTGAACAGACCCCTGACCTTGTTGAGAAACTCCTTCAGGCTGTCCAGCAGCTTCTGTGCCGCCGTCCGGTTTTCCTTGGCGAACTTGGCAAACAGGTCTGCGTCGTCCAGCATATCACCGGCGAAGTCCGCCGCAAGCTCGTCCATCACCTCGTCACGCGTCAGCGTCACGCCCTCTTGCTCCGCCGTCTCCATGTACCGCTCCACGATCTCCGCCTCTGTGTCCGCACCGTTTTCCCGCATCTTGTACTCCACCGCCGCCTGCCGGAACTTCCGGTATTCAGAAGGGGACAAGTCCTGCAT